GGCGGTGGCAGTCAGGACACGGGCGGGGGGCTGGAGCCGTAAAGGATTGACTCTACCACAAGGCCCTGGGAAGCCAACAGATAAGTTGAACGTGAGAGCATCAGCAATGGTGCTCTCTTTTAATTGAAAAGGAACTATGGAAATAGGAACTATGGCAGTATTCAAAAGCGACAATCCAGAATGGACGCGAGAGTATGTGTGCGATGAATACAAGTGCAATGCGCATCCGAGAGCGTGCCTGTTCTGTGACCTTTGCACGGATGTAATTTTCGACTATACCCACGGGCCATATATGTTTATTTGCACCGAGTCGCACGATACAGACAAAGGAATGAATGGCAAATGTGAGCATTTCAAAGAGGAACTATGACCGACGAACTACAACGGAAGGTTGACCGAGCGATACGGCTGATAAAGGCCGCAGGAAAGGACGGGCAAGTAGTCGAGGTCGCCTATTCGGGTGGCAAGGATTCCGATGTCATTCTGGAATTGGCACGGATGAGCGGCATCAACTATCGGGCTATCTACAAGAATACGACGATTGACCCACCTGGCACCATTCAGCATGTGAAGTCGAAAGGCGTGGAGATACGCAGACCCGAAAAGACCTTCTTTCAGCTTGTGGCGCAAAAGGGCTACCCCAGCCGATTCGTCAGGTTTTGCTGTTCGGAGTTGAAGGAATACAAGATACTCGACAAGTCGCTGATGGGTGTCCGCAAGGCTGAGAGCATCGCACGAAGCAAGCGTTACGACGAGCCGACCAAGTGCCTAATCTATGGGAGCAAGGAGCGACACGTCGAAGCCTTCTACCCGATTCTGAACTGGAGCGACAAGGACGTTGCCGACTTCATCAGCGCAAAGGGCATCCAATGCCATCCGCTCTACTACGATGAGCAAGGCCGCTTTCATGTTGAACGTCGCCTCGGTTGCATGTGCTGCCCGTTGGCATACAAGAAGCATCGCATCGAGGAGTTCAAGAAGTACCCTAACATGGTGAAAGCCTACATTCGGGCAGGTCAGCAATTCCGCGACACTCACCCCGACGCGGCTTTCACTCAGCGGTACGAGAACATCTACGACGCTTTCGTGCGTTTCCTCTTCTATGAGCGTGACCACGAATTTCAGCAGGACAAGTTCGGGCTATTCGGCAAGACGGACTACAAGCAGTTACTCATGGACTATTTCAACATCACATTATAATGAACGACATCGAACAATTAAAGCAGGCGAAGGAGAAATGCCTGAGCGACTTGGCGGAGTGGCTACCCCACTACGCACCGAAATTGAACGAGATAGACAGCCGTCTCATCACGTATATTGAGGATGCCATCTCCAATCATGCTTCACATGCAAATTTATTCGAACTGCTCGGCATCCGCAAGACGCTCCGACTGATGGACAGCTACGACCTCGACATTCCAAGGGCGCGACGGAAGATTACCGCCATCGAGGGACAGTGGAAGGACGGACGGCATGTGAAAGGTGGTCTGAAATTCTCGACACCGCGAGGACAGCAGCACGTCCGACTGATGCCCTTCCAGGTGTATGCCGAGTGCAGCATCCACATGTTCGTGACGGACGTTTGCATGGAGCGGCCCTACTACGAGGGCGACGCGCTGCTGCCGTCGGAATGGGTTGGCAAGGACGGCATGGTATGGGACACGCGCAGGCTGATTCAGGAGGCGCACTGGTTCTTCACGCGTAAGAGCGGCAAGACGGAGCTGGGCGCGGCTGAGGACTTCACGGAGGTTTGTTTCCTCGGAGATGTAAATGGTCAATGCCTGATATGCACAAACTCTGCTGAACAGAGCCAGATTGCATACAAAGCGATTAGAGAATTTTGCATTCAGATCGATGCGACGTGTGTCAATCGTATGGGTGGAAAATTCTTCAAAATGACACGCAACGGCATGAACTGGCAGCCAGGACACCGCATGAAAGGTGAGATCAAGTGCCTGTCGGCGGGCAAGACCTCGAAGGACGGTCTCTATGCCTCGGTGGTTCATGCCGACGAGCACGGTCAGGCGCGATATGTGAACGGCGTGAGCGACATGCAATCGACGGTCGAAACGGCTTGGGGCTCCACTGGTCCCCGTCGTGAAAAATTGCTGTTGCATACCACCACCGCCGGAAAAGTGAAGGACGGACCGTATAAGACCAAACTCGAACAGGTGGAAGCCTCGCTGCTTCAGGAACTCGAATACCCCCTGGGCGAGCCGCACCGCACACCCGAAGACTATTGGACGGCGATGCTCCTACAACTCGACAAGTGGGAGATCACCGACGACCTGTCGAAGCTCGACGACCCCGAACTGTTCAAGAAGGTGAACCGTTCGATAGGCACGACGGTGCAGCCGACCTACTACCGCGAACGTCTCCACGAAGCAGCCACCGGCACCGACGATACGAAGCAGGAGGTGCTGACGAAGGACTTTAATATGTGGCAGTATTCCAATGTCACATCATGGTTGAGCGGTGAAAAAATTCGCCCGCTTCAAAAGGATATGCGCGTGACAGATTGCAAATATCAGGATGGGTGGCAGACGTTTGTCGGTTTGGATTTCTCAAGCGGTGACGACCTCTTTGCCATTACTTACGTCAGCATAAACTACAAGCAGAAAGACCCTGTTGGACGCTTTCACGCTGACTGCGAGGCGTGGATATTGGAGTCGGCACTCAAAGACTCACCTAACAAGGTGCTGTATGAACAATGGATAAAGCAAGGGTGGCTCAACGTCTGTCCTGGCGAAGTCTTCGACCCGAACCTTGCCATCAACGCGCTAATCGACAAGGGCAACTATGGCGTGAATCTCTTTATGTTTGGTTATGACCCTGCGCAGAGCAAACTACCGATAAACACAATAAAGGCGTGGCTTCAGACAATAGGAATAAGTGCAGAAGGCATAAAGCAAATGGTCGTGTCAGTCCCGCAAACTTTCATGGTGTTCAACGGACTCATCGGAGAGATTGAATACTATATTTTGAACGGTGAGCCGTGGCTATCATTCTCCAACTCTCCGCTTTGGCCGTGGGAGTTTGGGAACTGTATGGTTGAGGAGAGCCACGAACTCAGGAAGGTTCTCAAGAACCCAGGCAAGCCATCCCAAAAAGTGGATAACGTTCACGCCTTGATTGATGCTTTCTATTGCTTTGATTTGAGCGAAGGGAGGGTGCAGCAATGAAATGAAACCGAAAAAGAACCGCATTATGTGTCCTGCCTGTTGGCGACCGAAGATGCTGTTTAATACAAAGCGAAAAGCTCTTAATTTCATTAAGTGGAACAAAGACGAGCTTGAATACGGAGGCGAAACACTTCGCGCATATTATTGCAAGTATTGTTGCGGTTGGCACATATCACATCAGCCTTGGCGTTATTATGGTCGGTTTGTGCCGGATGATTTGGAAAGTAGTTTGCGCCACGAGCAGATAGCACGAAACATGGAACACAACAGAATGAAACATAAGGAAAGGGACAATCATGATGAAAAGTAAACCTAAAACCTTAAATTGTCCGACATAGTGAGGCGAATGCTCTCGCAAGGAAAGGATGTTTTTCATAACCTGCCGTCAAGTCGGTGCTGGGTATGCCGTGCAACGCGGTACAGAGTAGAAAATGGCGGAGTTTTTATTAAGCAAGAATGTATGGTTGAAGATAATTATTGGTTCCGAAACGATGATGATTTTTTGAGCAAGAAAGATACAAAGCTCTTTGGCTGTCTGTACGGAACTCTTAGTGCCGTTGTAATGTTTATCTTGCTGCTTATGCTTTTTCTTTTAGCCGGGTGTAGGAGTGTCAAGTATGTGCCCGTCATTGAGCACAGAACCGACACTTGCTACATCACGAAACATCAAAGGGACTCCATCTGGTTGCATGACTCGATTCATGTAAAGGAGCAAGTAAAAGGCGACTCAACTATTATGCTTGTGGAGAAATGGCATACAAAGTATATTGAAAAGGAAATCCACGACACAACATACATTGCAAAAATAGACTCAATCCCTACACCCTACCCTGTCGAGGTCAAGGTTGCGCGTGAGCTCACATGGTGGCAAAAGACATTACAGCGCACGGGAGCCATCGCACTTGCCTTGCTTGGCGGCTGGATTGTGTGGAATGTTTGGAAAATCTACAAGCGTCGGTTTTGAATGGTAAACCTCAAAATATGAAGTTAGCGAAATATAGAAAGACATATATATAATGGAATTGACAATCGACACACTGATTAACATCGCTGGGCTTTTCCTTTCTGGAAGCGTTGGCGGTTTTGTTGCATGGAAGTGGCAGCGGCGCAAGATGAAAGCCGAGGCACAAACGGAGGAAGTGAACATGGCGCAAGAAGTCCAGGAAACCTATCAGAAAATGCTGAGGGACAAAGAGGAAGAGGTGACGGACAAGAACCGCATCATTTCAGAACTCCGAGAAGACCGCGACCACTTCCGCCAAGACAGGAACGAGCTCCGCGAACGCATAGACAAGACCGAAACAATGGTGCGTGAACTTCAAGAGCAAGTCAGCGAGAACAAGCGCGAAATCGATATGATGCGCCCTTTCTTATGTGGTGTATTTGGTTGCAAGCTAAGAAAGCCCGTGGCAATATCTGCGAGCGATTCTGATTCAAAGCCAAAAAAGCAAGCAAAAAAGAAGGAACAATGACACCCATCACTCAACATTTCTGCCTGGAGGAATTTACAGCCAGCGCAACCGCCAAAGCGAAAGGCATAAAGAATGAGCCGACGCAGCAAGCCATCGTAAACATCACTGCTCTGTGCATTTCGGTTTTCGAGCCCCTCCGCAAATGGTGGGGAAAAGAAGTGAAGATCGGATCAGGTTATCGATGTTCAGCATTGAACAAAGCCGTCGGAGGTGTGTATAATTCTCAGCACTTGACAGGGCAAGCAGCTGACCTTTGCATTGATGGAGACAAGACAAAAGGCTTGAAATGGTTCGAATACATAAGGCGGAACCTCGTCTTCGACCAGCTCATCTTCGAGCATAATGCTAAAGGCTCGTACTGGGTGCATGTCTCATTTAATGCCCAAGGCAAGAACCGCCGGAATGTCATCGACAATCTTTTGAAGAAGTAAGTGTTTTTTCATAGTAGTTGTTAGTTTATGGTTAATACTTAGTTGTTTATTGTTTATTGTTTTTGACTCTGAAAAGCCTCGCTGAGATAGCGGGGCTTTTTTGATTTGGTAAACCTCACGCCATAATTTGCGCGATAAGTAAAGACAAACGCAAATTATATGAAATGGCTGACTATTGACTACATCAAACAGCACACTCGCATCGACTTTGATTGCGAGGACGCGCTGCTTGAGCTATATGGTGAGAGTGCGGAGGAAACCGTGCTTGAGCTTACAAGGAGGACGTATGAAGAGATTGTGGAGAAATGGGGCACTGAGGACAAACCCGTACCGGCAAACATCATTCACGCATCGCTTCTGCTGGTTGAATTGAGCTATACACAGCGGTCTCCAGTAACTCAGGCAAATCTCTACATAGTTCCTTATGGCTTCGACAGAATGATAAAACCATATATGCGTCTTGCAGATGAAGAAAACCAAACCGGAAAGGAGATCGCACTATGATTGACAAAGCAAGAATTGTGAGCGAAGGTGACATCGCAAAGTATAAAGTCGAAATAACTCACCAGGACTTCGACCAACATAGAGACAACTATAAAGTCGTGCTTTCGTATGGTATGTTCAAGCAGAGCGTGACCATTGAGAAGGACGACATGTTAGTTGACGAGGATGGCAATATCTATATGGAATTTGATACGACTGGAATGGTCGGACTCGTGAAAGCGACGTGCATATATGATGTCGATGACAGCGACACCGATAGTGGCATCCGTCAGGAAGTCAACTACCAGTGGCTGTGCTTCGTTACCAATAATCCAACCCCGCGCTTCTGCGGAGAGTTTGTTTCTGGTGGTGATGGGCACGTCGTATATACACGAGTCTATGGCAATGATGTACATACTACATACCTTAATTTGCGCGACAGCAATAAGAAAAACCTGCTCGACAGCGACGGGAAGCAGCTTCGTGTGCATAAGACAGAGAAAGAAATGGAAGACTACTTTGAAGACAAATAATTAAATTATATTTAATATGGCACAGAATTTCGATCTACAACAAACAGGCGCACAGGTGCAGGAACGCATCAATCAGGTGCCTATAAACGAGAGCGACATCTCAAATATAGAGGTGTTAATTCCGGATGAAGCAAGCGAAGATAACAAGCTCGTAGACAAGGCATACGTCGATGCAATAGACAACAATCTTCAGCAACAAATTGACGAGATAGTCGGCGGTGATGCAACGGTTTCACTCGCTGCAAGTCCGACCACTATCTTCGTCAGTCAGCAGTACAATATCAATCTTACTGCTACAACGAACAAGAATGCGTCAAGCATCAAGATAAAGAAAGCAGGCACACAGATTGCAACGGGTAGCGGAACTTCGCTCTCGCATACAGACACCGTAACAGCTGATGCGACTGGTACCATTTCCTACAGCGCGGAGTTTGTTATTTCGGGTGTAACGCGCACGGCAAGCAGGAATGTGACGGCTGTGCTTCCGCTTTACTACGGTGTTGGTACAAGCTATCCTGAAGAAATGGCGAAGGACAACACGCCGCGAGTGGCAAGCAGCTTCAACTATTCCGGCATTACAACAGCCGACGGTGATCACCTGTATTTTGAGGTTCCTAACAATATGAAGCTCACATCACTCGAACTTGTCTCAACATACAACACGCCTCTCTCATTTGAAACAATTACGTCTGAGCGCGAAGGCTACAAGGCATATCGTAACACAGAGCCTCGCGGCGCAGGCACTTTCACATATAGACTAACAATCGCAAACAATTAAAAAAGACATACAACTATGGCAGACATTTTTGAAATTGCAGGACGAATACACAGCACATCGCAAGAGGAAGTCGTAACCACGACCAGCGAGATATTGGCTGGAGCAGACAACAAGAAGCAAAGCGATGTCAATACAGAAGTGCAGACGGCACTTGATGACCGCTACACGAAGGAACAGACTTACAACAAGCAGGAGCTTGACAATTTGATAACAACTCCTGACGTGACCTATGAAACATATCGAGCAACGGACGAAACATCCGTTGACGACATACTCCCAGCAGAAGGAGCGGCCGATACCATCTATCGCATTGGCAACTGGGATGGCACAACAGAAGACGCCACAAAGTTCGCAGAGTATTCTTGGAACGGAAGCAATTACGTCCTTTTGCGTGTCGTTGACTCAATAGGTGATGGTGTGTTTGACATTTCAGAATACAATGCGAGCGGAGGCACGTTGGCAGAGTATGATGATTTGGCTGATGCTCTTGGCACTAATGGAGCGAATGTGCCAGAGGGTGTCCGCAATGGTGGTATGTCTGTCAAGTTTGTACAGACTTCTGACAACAAGTATGTACAATTTAGGTATATGTCAAGTGATGCAGCAACAGATGCAACTTTTACCAATGTTGCAAACTGGCAGGGAGTTGATGATGAGCCTACTGCTGGGAGTAAGAATCTCGTGACGAGTGGAGGTGTACAAGAGGATATTGCAAGAGTAGATGGCGGAGTATTTAAGAGTGCAACCATTCAAGTAACGCAGGGAACGGCAAAAACTACAAATGACACATTAACATTGTATGTTGGTACAAAGATAAGGGTACATGTGGTGCCAACACCAGTTATAGGCGGCACCGTTTCTCTATCCTTGTATTATGGAGCTGGCAGTTCGGATAGAGACATTCTTCAGCTTCCACAAAATGGTGATTATGTCGACTACGAGGTTACACAACAGATTATTAAGTGTGGTTATTATGTAGGCTCTTCAGCAGCCGCACAAACTGGGGATTGCACGATTGAGTTCAAATACCCAGAAAAATATGCTACGATAGACTATGTTGATGACCAGATTTCTGATGTTTCTTCAAGTGTAACAGAAGTTGCTGGTGATGTTACTGCTCTTCAAGGAATAGCTAATGGAGTCACTCAAACACCATCCATAGATAGCGATAAAAACATAGCAAAAAGTTCAGGTATTGTTACAGACTTAATTGACAGGATTGGCGGCAGTTTTCTCAGTGACCCGATACCTGTAACACAAGGAGTCGATTTTGCTGTATCAAGAGAAGTTTTGATTAAGGCGGGCACTAATATAAAGTTTCGTTTAGTACAGACAGATTTAGTAACAACACACATTAATTTTTATGTATATTATGAAGGCTATACATCAGATGCAGATAGAAAATTAGTATCGCTAACAAATGACGGTGTCTATAAGACTATTTCTGACCCAGAAAACAAGGACATAGTAAAGGTTCTCTATAACAATGCAGCGTCAAGAAATATAGGAACAGGAAATATCTTTGTCGAGTATTATGCGGGAGAAAAGTACGCTACAAAACAAGAATTGGAAGATTCAGAAACGCAATTATCGTCTGATATTGCAAGTATGCAATCCAGTATTTCAGGTATAGAGACAGATATCTCAGCAAAATCCCCAGCAACAACAGACCCAGGAAACATATCGGAATACCAAATTATAAATTGTTTAACAGACAATTATAAGCATCTTACAATATCTGTATTACCAGGGCAAAACATAAAAATAGAGGCAGGTACACTCATTACAGATTATGTAATACTGAAAACACTCCCAGATTTAAGCCAAAGTACATCACCAAGACTTGATTTCGCTGGAACTCAAACTGTAAGGACAAGAATAACAGCTAATACATCAGAAGAGTTTACAATACCTTCAGACGGACACTGGCTTTTAACGTCTTGTATGTATAACGGAAACACTAATTACAAACCAAAATCAGTAACATCAGACGGAAAAGATTTGATAACGGGTTATCCTTCTTTGGATGATAGGGTAGAAGATTTAGATGAACGTGTTACAGTATTAGAGCAACAAGTGACACCTCCAAAATCTTTCTTAAAATACACAAAATCAGTTTCTGCTAATGGATTATCTAATCAGACTCACCCACGCTTTGAGTTTTATCAATACAATGGCAACGGCAAGTATTTTAAGTTAGTTCTTGAGCTGTGTATTCATCTTAACACATATCCTTATGAGTATCAAGAGGAAACTATCAACCTTGATTGGTGGCAATATCTGTGGAGAATAACAGGTGGAGAATGTTATAATGCAGACAACCTTTCAACTTCTATTGGTCATATCCTTGATACAGGAGAAAACGAATGGGCTTGTGCAATGACAGCTTTTAGAGGATTTGAAAGCCATGTTGGAGGTTATCATGGTGGTGAGAGAATTGATTTAGATACAGAGAATTGCTTTGTAAGATTCTTGGCCGATGGAAAACTTTTGAATATAACATCAGAAACAGAAGATTTTACTTTGGAGTGTAACACCTTCCAGTATATCCAAAAGGCGGCACTTTATATGGTGAATACAAATACACAGCCTTATGAAGTCATAGCTGACCATCCAAAATACGCTTATCACACAAAGATAGTTAATTTTGAGAATTGCGGATATAATGTCGAGAATATATTTGAAATGATACCTAATTTGACATTGCCATACTCTGTAGTTAGCACACAGTACTATTCATTACTTTCTTGCATCGGAAAGGGTTGCGCAACATCTGTGCTTATACCGAATAGCATTTTAGAAGAAGGCTTGAGTGGAAGTACAAACTTTATAAATTCGGATAATACCAAGAACAGCAGAGCGGTATTTTGGAATACAACAACAAACCTTGGGGCAGAGGCTGAATCAGAACTTATACAGGGAATTGATGATACTACAGTTGATGTATTCAAAATATGGGATAGGGCAACTGATTCAAAGTATTATAGGTACAAGCATTCACCGTCAGTTGACTTGGAATCAATTGGGGTTGTTATTAGCACAGCGTCTGTAAGGTTTAAGTAATTAGATATATTCAATGCACAAGTAGATTTCGATTATACTCAAGCGTAAGGCGGTGGGAAGTTTGGAGAAATCATGGGGATACACTAAAAACACACACAGTTCTTGTAAGAAGTCTATACAAAATAATTAAAATTAAAAAGTTTACGTAAACGATATAATTAACAAATTCATTGACAATTAAAAACAAAAAAGGAGGCTTGACGGCCTCCTTTTTTTGTTTTACCATGTTCCCGTGAGTGCAGTGTCCCACGTCGTATTGAGCGAGAGCGTTATGTCGCCATCGCTACCGAACAAAGGGCCGCTGTACTCTGTTACTCGGTTACGTTTGAATGGAACGCCTGTGATTGTGGCGTTGCTGATGATGTTGCCACCGCTTGTCTTGCTGTTGAATGTCACGTCGGTATTCCATTCCGTTGCGCTTGAAAATCCGAAGATATTCACGCTCTCATCTGTCACGCCGATAGACGAAGATGGAATGTTCACGGTTATTGTTTGATTGCTTGCTGCGTCAATGGGTTCACCATTCGTATAGTCGATGCCATAATACCATGTCACAGGCGTTACGTTGAATGAAGCAGCATTCGATGGAATGGCATCCGTGAACACGAGACGCAATTTCGTAACGACACGATCCAATGTCACGGCTCTGTTGCCGTTACTTGTGGCGACCACCGTCACCTCATAATCTTTCCAAAATGTATCGCGCACCGTTCCGAAAATGATTGTATGGTTGTCGGTATTGACAATAGGCGAGGCTCCACGAGATACGATAAAATAGACATGATGTTGCCCGTACTTCAAGTTCATAACTGGCTTCCCAAAATCATCAGCCGTGTTGTCATTCTGATGCAACTGCTGTACGAGATTGCCGTCCATGTAGTCAAGCACCCAAACATCGGTCAAGTCTTTGCCGTCGGCTTGCAGATAACCACGAGTGACGGGCTTCCATTCATTTGAGAAGTCGCCTTTGAGCGTGAAGGTGAACTTCTTCACTTTCTCAGAGACTTCGGAATAGTCTGAGTTTTCTGAGTCATCAATGACTGTTTTTTGGCAGCTTGCGCACATAGCAGCAAGTGCCATGAAAAGGATTGTTTTCTTCATTTTGTGTAATTTTTGGGCGTTACAAAATTACACATTCTTTCTGTAACGCCAGCAAATCCCCCTTTATTTTTCACAAAATTTAAGACGGACACTGTTAGTTCATAGTGCATAGTCCATAGTTCATAGTCAAAGGTAAACCCCTTTTAATAAAGTGCCTGATAAGTAAAAGGTATAGTATGTTCGGTTTTGAATTTGACGGCATAGCACTTACAAAGCAGAAAGACTTGCTCGAAGCTGCTCTCGCTACCAATCCGAAGACGCGCGAGGTCGTGCAAAAACTCGTGCGCAAGGCATTACTACAAGCACGGCGGGAAGTTGCGGCAAGCATCAAGTTCGCAAACGGTGACCCGCGAAACACGCGACAGTCAATCCGCACATCTGTATATCGCAAGGTTCTCGGCGGCAACATGAACATACTTGACCCGAAGAAATCAAAAGGCGGTAAAAACTCATACGTTGCTCCACGAAAGTTGCGGCCAGGTCAAAGAGGTGGCAACCGCCGGAAACGTTCACCTCGCACACAGCAAATTCTAAACTATCCACCATTCGACCGTGAGTTCATTCTGCGCTTTGTCAACTCTGGCACACGGCAGCGTTTTGTTGGTTTCCGAAATGCACAAAAGAGCAATCGGACAAGATACATGTCCGTGAAGGACAGATACGATGCAGGCGAAGGCAGAACGGGTAACAGAGGAAGCATTATCGGTCGTGACTTCTTCAGCACATACGGAGAGGCTGCATTGGAACGCGCAGCTGAGAGGCTTTCCGAAATGATAGAGACAGAAATCACAAAACTATTGAACGAAGAAAATTGATGATATATGCCAGCAAGTGTTGTTAAACTTAAAATAGACAGCAATGAGTTTGATGCAAAGCTCAAAACAGCCAGTCAGAACCTGAACGACTATCTTGATAAGGTCAAGAAAGGTGGCGGTGATTTCAAATACCTCGACGAAGGTGTGATGGAATGTGTCAAGGCTATTGGGAAAATGGAAACTAATTGCACAAGCGCAAAAGGTGGACTCACGGAACTCACGAAAGCCTTCACTGATATGTCTCTGCGCTACAAGCAATTCACCGATGCTGAGAAAGCAACGCCGCTTGGCAAGGAAATGGAGAAGTCACTCCAAGAATTAAAGATTCGCATTCAGGACACGAAGAAAGACCTTGCAGACATATCGAAAGAGTTGAACGGCACTTCTGGAAAAAGTGGTGGCATTAACTCCATTCTCGCAGTATTTGGTGGTAATGTCCTGACGAAAGCAACTGGTATGTTGTCTTCCGAACTGACTAATATAATAAAGAAAAGCACAGAACTTGCCACGCAAGCTGACGGCATACAGATAGCATTCAGGAAAATTGGTAGCGGTGAAATACTCGATGGGCTCAGACGTGCAACGCATAACACAGTCAGTGACCTTGAACTGATGAAGGCCGCCGTGAAATTCAACGATTTCAAACTGCCACTCGACCAACTCGGCACGATGCTCGCATTTGCACAACAGAAGGCAAAGGATACTGGGCAGTCTGTTGACTACATGGTAGATTCCATTGTGACCGGTCTTGGAAGAAAATCTGTTCAGATACTCGACAACCTCGGCATTTCTGCATCCGAAATTAGAAACAGAATGAAGGAGACGGGCGACATGACAAAGGCTGTCGGCGACATAATCCGCGAGCAGATGCAGAAAGCTGGAGATTATATCGAGACAGCTTCCGACCGTGCAGCAAAGGCAAATGTCGAACTTGAGAACCAAATGCTGAAACTTGGCGAAACGATGCGCGATGTGTTTGGCTTCGATGGGTGGGAACAGATGGCTACCAGCATAAAGGCGACGCTTGCGAGTGTTCTTACAGATATTATTGGAAAGTTAGGAACGATAAAAGGTCTTCTTGGTGGTCTTACGGTAGGACAGGCGAAAACAAACCGTTACGGAACCAGTGGAGTGCCTGCTGAGGTTGAGAGAGACCTACAAGCGTTGCAGAATGCAAGCGGAACGGAGCGTGACGCAATGTATAAGCAGATGCTTGCCAAATACGAAAAGCGTTACAACGAAGCAGCAGCTTCTCTTGGCAAAGCGCAAGGAGGTTATGACTTCAATGAAAACTCGAGTAATTGGAAAGGCGTTCCATTTGTCCGCAAGGCACTCGACCGTCACTATTGGTCAACGCAAGTAAATACAGCCCGCTCTAATGCACAGGCAGAGGCAGAAGTTCTTGCCGCATTTAGAAACGGTGCAAATGGTATATTTAATCCTGCCGTCACAACGCCTGCTGTTGTTTTTCCCAAAGGCGGAGGTGGTTCTGGCGGTGGCGTTAATATGAAAGAACTCAATCCTTTGCAACAGGCGCAGAAAGAAATATCGGAACTCACGGAAGAGGCTTTGACGGCTGATGATGCAAGGCTTGAGGTTATTAAGAAGGAACTTGCTGCGCTTCAGCAGGAAGTGGCATATTATAAGGAAATAGAGCAAATTGTAACGGGCAATCTTCCAAAGCTGAATCAGTCTGTTGGCGTAGTGCCAGAAGAAATTGCGAGAATGGAGGTGATGCCAAAGAAACCAACCCTTCCAACACTCGACGACTATCGCATTCAGGCAATGACTGAACTTGATGCCGCCAATACAAATACAGATACAAATACACTTCAAACCATCTTGAAGGATGCTTTACAGCAAGGTATCGACACAACATCCCTCAACTTGGAATCGATTTCTGAGCAAATAGGCCAGGGAATTAATGTCCCAGATGAAGCATGGCAGGGAATCCTTGATAAGTATAACGAACTGCGCGAGCAAATAGGCGAAGAGCCAATCCAAATAGACTTTAATACCGGAAAAATTTCTGACGATGGGAAAAAAGCAGAAAAGGCATGGCAGGCTGCATCTTCAGCCGTTCAGTCTGTTGGCTCTGCATTTGCACAGATTAAAAATCCTGCTGCAAGGGTTGCCGGTATCATTGCGGAGGCTATTGCGAATGTCGCTTTGAGTTTTTCAAAAGCATTAAGCAGTGAATCGAAGTCGATTTGGACTTGGATAGCGGCTGCGGCATCAGGAACAGCAACAATGTTTGCAACAATATCCGCTATTCAATCAGCGACATCTGGTAAATATGCGGAAGGTGGTATTATCCCAGGGAATAGTTATAGCGGTGATAACCTTATGGCAAGCGTTAACGCTGGTGAGCTAATTCTCAACAGGGCCGCTCAGGGAAATTTAGCGAGCCAATTACAAGGAGCAGGACAACAGCAAGGCGGTTCAACACCATTTGTCAGCGGCGAGCAAATATATCTCGGACTTAGTAACTATCTGCGTCGAAGTGGGCGCGGCGAACTTTTAACAGCAAGAGGGTAAAGTATGGCATGGAATAAAAGATATAGAGTCCCGTTTCAGTCGTTCACCGGCACTCAGTATATGGTATATATCTACGAGCAGACGGTTGGAGATGTGGTGACGCTGACAGGTTCCGACAATCCATTCGAGACACAGGAAGACCACAGCGACGACATATTCACGCCCATACGCTCGCAGACGGGCTACTTGCGTGTGATAGATGAAACAGGCGGCAACCTTTTGGAACAGCTTATGCCAACGAACAACACTGAGAAACTTGTCCGAGTTTATGCAGGAACCTGGAACGTAGGTACCTTCACGGACGTTGATCTTGTGTGGCAAGGCTTTCTTTGTGCAGAGGTGTTCACGCAGCCTTGGGATGGAAGCAAGAAGATGCTCGAGTTTCCAGTTAAGTCTGTGCTTTCCGCGATGGAAGATGTCACGCTGACAGAATCAAATATCGGGACACGCACACGCATAGCCGGATATATTGTCAACGCTTTCACCGCTCTTGATGTGCAGCCGAGCGAAGTGGTATGTATCAGCAACCTTGACGATGTTGCATACGATATGCTTTCCATTTTCGTATCGCCCGAAACATTCTTTTCTGAAGAGCAAGTGAACAACCAGGGCGACACCTACTTTGAACACGTCGGGAAGTCATACGCTGAAGTTCTTTCGTCTATTGCTTCTCTTTATGGCATGATGCTTCGTGAGTTTGACGGCAAGCTCTATATTGTGATGTACGACAACGGGCGCGGGAAGATAGGCCTCGCAAGAATTCCGTGGCTCACTATGCAATCAATAGCAACCGGAAGCCAAACGACAATTACAATGCTTGGAGTGCCGGAGGTCAACGTTCTTGACGCTATTGATTTCTGCGGTGATAAGAACTTGGCATCATTCATGCAAGGCGGGAAAAGCGCAACCGTAACGCTTGGCATTGGCGGGCTTGCTTTCGGTATTTCCTTGCCTCCAACTTCAGAGACAGCCGACGCGCCCATTGAATTTGAATGCCATAATGGGAAGCTGTATGTGCAGCCGCACGGTCCGCGTGATTTAGTGGAGGATTTTTATTATTTTGAATATAGCAGGGACACTGTGATTGGCGGAAGCGACTATACAACGATGGTGCAGAAGACGCTCATCAACGGCTATTCGTCCAACCCCTACGCATCTGCTGACACGCACCTATTCACGGGTGCCTTCCCTTGCCGCTGGTTCTATCAGGCAGAAAACGAGCGCGTGGTGCTGAATAATGGCCTTTACATCAATACGCAATATCAAACTTCTGCAAATAGTGGCATAAGCCCTCAAAGGAATAGTTTATACACTATTTCCTCACCTATTGAGTTGGACGCTTTCGACGGGTGGCTTCGTGTTAACTTCAAGTTGCACAATCTTGTGTGGTTTGGCAATGGCACTGGCAGCGATACTTACTATTTCGACGACGCGAATCAGGCAATCGGTGCAGATGTAAATAGCCAGGTATATCTCGCTTTGCGCGTAGGCAACAAATGGTGGAGCAGGACAGAGAATGCCTGGGTAGATGGTGAAACGTCGTCGCCACAATTTGACAACTTTTTCTTCGTGAACGTAAAGAACGACACCATCAACACCAACAAGACTGAGGACATGAACATCGACGAGGACGACGGCTTTTTCATTCCCGTCACAGAGTCTTTGATTGGTGACGTGTCGCTTTATGTGATGAACTATATACCCGTGTCAACTGGAAACCCGCCTGCTTACAGGTATTGCTATACGCACATTCTGACAGATTTGGAAGTGACTCACATTCGCCCGATTTCCATCACAGCATCGAGCCGAGGGTCAAACAACTACAGGAAAGACATCCTGCTGTCTGGCTTCAGCGAGGCAAAGGAGGTAAAGTTGTCAGTAGGAACAATGAACAACAACCTGCCTTCTCCGTGCTTCATCAAGCGTGATGCCACGACATACGCTGAAGGTGCGCGTTACTACATGGAGCAAGGTGTGACGATTGACGAGCGGCAAGAGATGAATTTGCTTGAAAGAATGGTCGTCCATTACGGACAAGTTCGACGTGCATTCACAGCCCAAAACAGATACACGTACAATCCCATTGCGACATACAAGATGCCGGAGATGCGCTACGTCTATGACAACCGCAAGTTCTTCGGAGTTGAAGCCAATCGCAAATGGCGCGACGACATTCAAGAGGTAAAATTCATAGAGGTATCATAATATGAACGGAAATAATATCTACATCACGACTGGTTCGGGAAATAGTGCCACGATTATTGCAGGCACAAGGAGCAATGAGATTCAAGTCGGTTCTGAATTAATAGAAATCAGCAGTCCTACGAGTGGCAAGTGGCGCGAGTATATTGCTGGGCGGAGCGAGTGGAGGTTTACGACTGGCTTCCTTGTTCTCGCAAATTCTAACGTGGCGGACATGCTGACAACCGGCACGAAGGTCAGCATCCAAATTGTCGGTCGTACTGGCTCAACGGTTGAAGTCCTGCTGCAAGGTGAGGCGTGGATTAAGGACTGTAAGATGACGTTCACTCGCGGGAATTTGGCTCAAGGCACATTCTCCTTTGTCGGTCACGGAGAGCTGTCAGTGCCAAGCACTTAAAAATGAAAAAATAAGAGAATGAAAAAATGAAAAGGTAAACCTTCCACGATAAAGTTTACGAATAGTAAAAGACGACTATGGCATACGAGAGTGGATTTCTATATAATCGCGTCAAGATAAAGAACAAGACTGCGGGCACTGGTTTCGGCGACACGACGACATACACGGATGCCGGTACGTTTTGGGCTAACAAGACGTGGAAGCACGGAACAAAGGGACTGCGTGAAGGTGCGCTCGATGCGTATGACAAGGTGCTGTTCCGAATGAACTGGAATTGTGTCATCAGGCGTGACTCTCTGATCGAGTGCGAAGGAAAGACGTATCAAATCCTTTCGCTCGAAGGCGACAGGAGAAAGAACGAGATGGAAATCTTGGCACAAGAGATTGTGTAAAAAATGAAAGAATGAAAAAATGAAAAAATAAAATATGGGACTATGGGAAAGAAGACAGTAGCAATTATTCACTTTAATACGCCTGAATTGACAGAGGCGGGGATTATGTCTTTGCGGAAGCATTGCCGCGAGAATTATAAGGTTGTTGTGTTTGACAATTCCGACACACGTCAATTCACGGCGAAGATGAATGGTGTGTCAGTCATCGACAATACGAAGGGTAAATATGTGAACTTCGAGAAGGAGTTGGCGAAATATCCAGACATGGAAAAGAAGCTCGGTAAGCTGAGCAATCAGGGAAGCGTGAAGCATATCCTTTCCGTGCAAAAACTTTGGGAGCTTATTCCTGAAGGCTTCATCTTGATGGAGAGCGACGTGCTTATAACTCGAAACATCGACTTCTTATGGGACGAGAACTTCGCAGCAAGCGGAAAGGTGCAATACCTCGAACGCAGAGGCCGAAAGGAAAAGGACAGACTATTGCCTTTCCTTTGCTACATGAACGTGCCGAAGTTGGTAGCAAACGGAGCAAGATATTTTGATCCTGACCGTTGTTGGAACTTGCACAAAGGCGAGAATAATCCGGCGAACTATTGGGACACGGGTGCCTGCTTGCTCGACGACATCCGCAAGACAAAGCCAGCCCTTGTTTGCAGGTGTTATCCGAATCTCGACAACTATTTCCTTCACTATCACGGCGGCTCTTGGAGGCATGACCTTGAAAGTCAAAAGGCATGGCTGGAGCAGAACAAGGGTTTGTGGTGGGTTCCTGAGAACAAGGACGTGAAGATATATGTCTGCACACATACTGACTTCGAGCCGGTAGTTAACGATGAGCACTATGAGACGATAGACAGCCGAGATGGTGGCGATTGCTATGCACAAGATGTAAAACCAACAAAGGGAAAGAAGAAAAAGGCACAGACACAAGTTCCATGTCCGTTCTATTCCGAACTGCTACACATGTATCGCATTAGTCAGCAGAAGAAGCTGCCGAAGTACATCGGCTTCGTTCAATACCGAAAGTATTTCAACTTCTTCAACAATCTGCCCGACATCCCCGCCATCATTGAGAAGCACGGAATGATAACGCCCTCTCCTGTCGATATTGGAATGCCTATGCACGAGCAGTGGGGAACGTGGGGCAACGTGGAAGACCTCGACATCGCTACGGAGATAATCAACGAGAAATATCCCGAATTTGCAAAGGTATGGAATGAGAACCTTAAGAAGAGAACCATGCACCCAGGCTCGCTTCACATTATGGGGATTGAGGATTGGAAGAAAATGGTGGCAGTTGCTTGGGATGTGGCGAACGAATACTTGAAGCGTATTGGTTGCGACATAGACAAGCGCATCGAATCTATGCCAGAAAAGTATCACATCGGACAATACGACTTCACCGACCAAGCAAACGAGCGCAGAGTTGGTGGTAACATCTGCGAGCGAATTATCAGCGCGTGGGCAGATTGGAAATATCCGAACGCGGCCCAGTTCCCGATGGTTATAACAGCGGAGAAAATTGCGCCGAATTTTGAGAAGTAAACCCACGGACGCAAAACGTCCGAAAAATGAAAAGGTGAAAAAATGAAAAATTGAAAGAATGGATAATTTCTTCATAAGAATGTTTAAGAGGGAGGCGGTTCCTGGTTCTCCATCTACTACCAACCCGAACGACCCGAGCAATCAGCCGGAAGTGAAGGGTGGCAACTGGGAGGCCAACGTCACACGCCCTTATGGTCGTAGCTCTCTGCTCATACCGACATGGACGCGCTGCGTGACACTCATCATGCAAACGATGGGGCAGATGCTGACTCAATACCAGCGCATCAATCGTGACGGCAATAACTTCGTCGAGGACCGCTACGGAAAGAACGGTTATCTGAACTGGCTTTTGCAGGTTCGCCCTAATCCATTGATGACCGCGAGCCAAATGCAAGAGCAAATTGAGTACAGGAAAATCTACTACGGCAACGCCTACGTCTTTATCGAAAGAGAGATGGACGGCTATCCTCGCTATTTGTGGCTTGCAACTGGCGGAGGATACGACCCGCTAAGCAATAAGTACAATCTCGTCTATAATTCCGACAAAGGACCGCGCATGAAAGTGGAGTGCGACGCAAGAGACGTGCTGCATTTCAAGAACGTGTTCCTCACGGAAGATATGTATATGGGCATCCCCACCATCGACTATGCCTTCAAGACGCTCACCATTGCCGCTACTGGCGACGAGCAAGCCTTGCAGGACATGGCGAAGGGCGGAAAGATGAAGCTCATCATCGGCGAAGAGAAGCCACAGAGTTTTGCCGGTACGCTCGCAAGCGGCATGTTCGACAAGAAGGAAATGGACAAGTATGCAAGCGAAATCGAGCAGAAACTCTTGGGCAATGATGTCGTGGCAATGCGCGGACTTGACAAGATGCAAGTGATCAGTCAGACTGCCCAGCAATTACAATTACTTGAGGCACGCGGCTACTCCGATGAAGCAATCTGTCGTCTGATGGGAGTGCCGAAAATAATCGCCATTGTAGGCGATGGTGGCGGAAACTACCGAATGCCGGAACATGCAACGCAAGAGTTCCTGCTGCGCACTATACAGCCACGAATCCGTGAGCATGAAGACGAGTTGAACAGCAAGCTGCTCACGCCGGATGACTTCGGCAAGCGCAGAATCCATGTGTGCGAGTTGGCTTTGAAGCGACTCGACGCAAAGGGGCAGGCAGAAATCGACAAGTTGCACCTCGACAGCGGTTGGAGTGTCAACGAGCTGCGCAGTCAGTACGACCTGCCGAGCATTCCCGAAGGCGATGCTCACTATGTCAACACCAACCTTGCAGAAGTCGGCAGCGAAAAGCTCCGCAGCAATGGTGGAGGCAGGCCGAGCAACGAACCCGAACCCAAAACTGGGGGGGGGCGAGACCAAAGAGACGGAGACGGAGATGGAATCATAGGAGAGTGAAAAATGCAAGGGTATAGATTTACTACCAGCAAACCTTAACTTTTACCAAAATAAGGGGGTAGGTTTTACCAAAGCAAAAGGTACCTTTTAGGGATAGTAAAGTACGGGTTTTACAAAAATAAAGAACGGTAAACCTCACACTATAAAGTGCGCGATATATAGAACCAACTTTTAAGAAAAGATATGGATGCAAAAAAACGAGAAATCAGAACCATTGACTGCCAGTTGGCCGTTAGAGAAGCGGAAGGCGGTCAGGCGGGCGACTCTCGCACAATCACGGGGCGTGCCATCGTTTTCAATGCTGAAAGCGAAGTGCTCGACGATTGGGGAGAGCGATTCCGCGAAGTGATATTGCCAGAGGCAGTGACAATGGAGTTCCTGAATACGCAGGATGTCAAAATGAATATGCTGCACGAAAGGGAACTGACTGTCGCTCGTTGCAATAAGGGCGTAGGCTCTATGCGTATGGCAGTGGACGAACAAGGCGTGACCTTTGAGTTTGAAGCCCCGAAGTGTGACATTGGAGACCGTTGCCTTGAAATGGTGCGTCGCGGTGATTATTCCGGCTGTAGCTTTGAGTTCTATCCAAAGGACTACGAAGTTGAACGGACGAAAGGAGCCGATGGAAAGGATGAAGTCATCATTCGCCACAAGAGCTTTGAGTTCCTTTCTGCTCTTACAATCGGGATGGACCCTGCGTACAGACAGACAAGTGTCAATGCGCGCGAAATGGACAAGAAGACACCAGAGGGAAAGGCTAAAATCGAAGCCGCAGAGCAGGCAAAGCGCGAGGCAGAAGCACGCGCCAAGAATGCAGGTGCTGCCCGTAAAAGACAAATTCAGTTAATGAAGATCAATAATTACTAACCCTTAAAACTGTTTTAAGAAATGGGAAAATTAACAAAAGACGAACTTCAAGTTCGCAACCGTGAGATTCAGGACAGAATGTCCGAGATGAACGACTTGGTTGTTAGGGAGAAGCGCGAGAACTTCACCGAAGAGGAACAGCGCGAGTGGAACAACCTCAGCCGTGAGTATGAAATCAATCAGCGCGAGATTGTCTTGCAGATGAACGACGAGGAGCTTGCAAAGCACCGCGAAGTTATCAGCAAGGGCGAACAGCTCCGTGAGTATTTCAAGGCAGTACGCCAAGGCAAGGCTGACCGCGAAATCACTTTGTGGCCAGCACAGGAAGGCCAAACCAACAACATCACCGCTTCTGGTGCTATCAATCTGAGCATCCACGAGATGATTCCAACTCTCCACGAAGGTCTTGACCTGCCCGCTTCTCTGCGCATCGTGACTGGTGTCACCGGCGACGAGATTTGGCCTGTCAGCCTTAACGATGTAGAGATGGAGGAGGTTGAAGAGGTTGCAAGCCTCAATGACCAGGTGCTCGACTTCGCTAACATTAAGCCACAACAGCGTCGTGTAGGTTTGACCGTGCCCATCAGCAACATGGCAATCGACAACGCAGCATTCGACCTGATGGCTTTCGTACAGACAAAGTTCACTCTTGCTCTGCGCATCTACCTCGCAAAGAAGATTTACAGCCGTGCAAACTGGACTGGCAACAAGGGTCCTTTCTCTAACCTCGCTAAGGCTGGCGACATCGAAATCGGTGCCGACGCTTACAAGAACATCCTGAAGGCTGTCGCCAAGTTCAGCGACAAGGGCTTCTTCGAGGGCGATGTGGTTCTGATTATGGACCGCGAGACTGAGGCCGAACTGAAGGCTACTCCTCTCATTGCAGGTGCCGCTGGTGGATTCGTAGTACAGAATGGTCGCTGCGCAGGTTATCCTTATGTAGTGACTCACTACCTCAACACCGAGCTCAACAGCGCAGGCTCTCTCGTTCCTTCTGAAAAGAAGTACATCGGTATCGGCTATTTCGAGTGGTTCGCTCTCCAGCAGCACGGGTCGGTCCGCATGATAACGGATTATTTCACCGGCGCAAAAAAGAACGTCACTCAGGTCACTTTGAACACAGCCTGGTCTATGACCGACCTTTCGAAGAAGATCAACGGTGCCAACAACGTGACTCAGGCATTCGCAGTGTACGAGGTTGTTGAAGCAGAACCTACAACCGAGTAGAATCTCACGCTCTTTTTCTCTGGTTTCCTCATAGTTCCATGAGAACCGACGGGAAGGCTCCGAGGTAACAGCCGGAGCTAACCCTCGGAAACCAGAAGGGAGAGAATGAAAAAATGAAAAAGTAAAAAGTCAAACTGATAGACAATGCTCAGACTTGACAAGATATTCTTTGATGCCATTACGTCCGATGAAGATTTGATGAAGGACATTGGCGGTCGTGTGAAATCCACTTGCTTTGAAGTCCCGCCTGACGAGCAAGACAACACGCCACTTCCATACATTCTCATCATTGATGAAGGCAAGCAGCCTTCTCAGACGACGAAGGACGACGAATGGATGCCGAGCATGTGGAGCGTTGGTGCAGGTGTCGAGGTAGGTGGAAAAAGTCCTAACGATGTGGATGAGCTGGTAATGAAGGCGATGAAAGCAATCGCTAATCATATCGGCAACCTTGCGAATCATGGTGAGGAAGTTCCTTGGTTAAATGAAGGCTTTCCACAGACGCAAGGCGTAGCGTGGGATTGGACGAAGCCATGCTATTATGACATCGCACACTATCAGTGCGACGTAATGAATACAAACGACGATGAACAAGACGAAGACTGAAACTCCCGCCTTTGAGGTTGGCAAACCAATCAAGGTAGAAGCTGCCACACGCGAAGAAGTTGCCGAAAAGCTGAAAGCATTACGCAAGGATGCAGAAGGAATGACGGCTCAAGGCGGATTCATTGAGTACGACGGCGGGGAGAAATTCTCGGCTGTCATCAAATTTGTTAAATAATTAATTGTTGAAGAATTATGGCACTCACAAAAATTATGGGACAGAACTTCCGCGCATTTGTCGGCGGTTCTGCCGTACCTGAAGCCACAAACTGCCAAGTGACGATTCAAGGCAACCTTGAAGACAGCACTACAAAAGACAGCGAAGGTGGATGGAACGAGGAGCAGATGACCTCGAAGCAATGGAGTGTGCAGGTTGACGATGTGGATGCCTCACTTGCCACGCTTCGTGCGCTCATCACACGCTTCAACTCTGACTCTAAAACCACCGTCGGCTGGGATCAGACTGAGACAACAGCAGGCACCCAGAACAGAACAGCAGCAAATGCAGATTTCGCCCGCAGTGGTTCAGCTATTTTGAATGATTTGTCTATCAACGCCAACAACCGAACAACGATACAGGTGAGCTGCCAGTATCAAGGCTCAGGAGCTTTGGCATAAATCTCGCTGAATTATGGATAAAGGACAACATCTACGCCTCGTATTCCCTGAGGGGACAGGCACAGTGACCAACTATTTTGTGGCACTTGCTACTGATTTGACCGTGCATTTTTCGGCAACCACCGAGGACAGCTCGACTAAAGACACAACAGACACAACAGGAGCTTGGAATGAGTATGACGTGACAGCACGCAGTGGAGACATTCAATTTGGCGCACTTGTCGGAACTGGCACAGACGCAACCGGCAAGGCTTTCGCTGATTGGATTGACAAGGTGAGCGACGACGTGATTCCTTGGAAGCTGGTAACGGTGAACAGCACTAACAACCGCACCATCGTTAAGACGGTGTGCAGCGGCAACGGTAAGCTCTCTAACTTGCAAGCAAGCGCACAGAACCGGCAAAAAGCAACCTACTCAGGAACTCTTAACATGTACGGACCTGTTACCGTCGGAACGGACTAAAACATCTATCAACCGCTCGCCTGTTGCACTGGGGTGTATTCGATAGCAGACGGGCGGTTTTATTAACTTTTAAATAAAAAGGAACTATGAAGACTAAAGAAATAACCATTTGTGGCAAGCAGGTGACGCTTGCTTATTGTTACGCAACAGAGATTGCCTTTCGCAATTTTACCGGCGTTCCCATTGATGAGTTTGACCCAAAGAACCCCGAACAAGCCATTTATCTTCTGCTTGCAAGCATTCAATCGTATTGTTTGGCAAACGACACGAAGCCTATCATTCAGGACACCGACTTAATGTATAATGCCAAGTCAGCGGAACTTATAGAAGCCGTCAAGACTGTCTTTGAACTCAGGAAAGAATGGTATAACTTGCCAGCAGGAGAGGCGGATATCGACAAGCAAGAAGAAAAGGAGGGCGAAGAAAAAAACGCCTGACAGCCCACGACCTCTTTGAGATTTTCGTGGGCGAAATTGGAATCCCTCGCAAAGATTTCCTCTACGTTTTGAATTTTTGGGAAGCACGTCGCATCCTTCGCGGCTACCAAAGAAGGAAGCGTGACATTTGGAGTGCCGCGAGATGGTCAACATATTATTCTATGCTGGCGACAGTTGGAAGTGATGGGATGAAGAAGGCGGGAATAAACAATCCAAACGACCTGATTAGTTTTCCTTGGGACAAAGAACCAACTCCAGCTATCACAGAAAACGAAGTTGCAGACATGCAAGCTGAAATGGCCATGCTTAATGCTCAATTAAAAGAGAAGCCGTAATTATTTCGGCTTCTCTTGGTTTTGGTAATGTTCGTTCAAATCAATAATGCCCCACTCAGTTGGCGGATCAGGCTCCCTTGGATCATCGTCCTTATTGCAAGCATAAAGCGACAGAACCAGAAAGCAAAACAATATCTTCTTCATGGCTTTTTCTTTTTCTGTTTGTTTATTTTCTTTGCAATCATATCAAAATCTTCATGCACGGACTCCGCAAGCACCTTTGCATATCTCTGCGTCTGTTTGATGTTGGAATGTCCAAGCATCTTTGCCAGGTTTTCTATCTTCACACCGTTACGAAGCATATAGGTGGCGAATGTGTGACGGGCAAGGTGAGAGTGCAGAGGAATCGAGATACCGATTGCCATACCGACTTCTTTCAGCTCTCTATTATAAACTTGATTTGCCATCTTTGGCACTTGCCAATCGTTCCGCTTCAGCACTTCTACAGCCGGAGGTAGCAACTGATTAACGAATGGCTGTCCTGTCTTAATACGACTGCTCGTAATGCACCATTTGCCACCGACCTTCTTATAGTTCCCGATGTCGAATACTTGCGTATCTGAGAACGACAGACCCGTGTACATTTGGAAAATAAACAAATCCCTTGCTCGCTCCATCCACGAACCAGGTGCAGGCGTGAATTTCTCAATCTTCGCCATTTCGTCCTCTGTCAAGTATTCAGTGTTCTGTTTTGTTCCGCGAGAGAACTCGCCACGCATACGATTGTAAGGATTAGAAGAAATGAGCTCGCTCTTCTCCGCTCTCGAAAGCAACGACCTCAAACATTTGTGATAATTATACACCGAGCCTGCTGTTATTCTCGAGCATCGACCTTTGATTCTGCGCACAAAAGCGTCAAACTTATAGATGTTTTCAGGCGTGAAGTCGCACCAATCTGTCATACAGCCGAAAGCCTCAAGACGCTTTAATAATGTTCGATAGTGCTTGTACGTTCCGATTGTCACAGGCAGTTGCATAATTTCATGCTTCATCCACTCGATTGCAGTTTGCTTGTGCGTCACTTGCCACGCCTGCCGACGTACAGAAGCGATGTTGATTTCACGCCCTTCTTTTATGCAAGTATTAACGGCTCGCATAATGTTGTCAATAAGAATGCCGAGACGTTCATTGAAAGCATTAGCCTGCGGATGGTCAACAACTTTGTCAAATTGCCATTGACTCTCACGCACACGCACACCCGTATTAATATAATAAGGAATGCGATTCACGGTAACACGAATTTCAAGCGGTCCTTCGCCGCTTTTCGACCTTCTTCGATGGTCATAAACGACTGCTGTTGTAATCATACATTTGTCATTTGTGTTTCCCCGTGTTAGTCCACCATTTCTTAGGTGGGGAAACAATGGACTAACTTTTTCGCCAAAATCGCCTTATTTCGCCTTATTTCTACTTTTGCAGAAATTTCTTGAAACCCTTTATTTATCGGCTTTTTCCTTTGTTTTTCGGCATTTCCACCATCCTCTCAAAGTGATCCCGCCGGGAGGATATAAGGGGGTGAGATTTGGACGATTAAAGATTTTGTGGGGAAACGGGGGGGTTAATTTGGTTAGTTATCTCTTGTTTTTTAGGTTTTGTATTTCGTCTTTGATGGTGGCGAGTTCGCGGCGGAGTTCTTCGATTGTTTGGGTTTGAGATGCGACGAGCTGGATTAGCGAATCTGCCCATTTTGGTATGGCTTGATATTCCTCCGTTGGCTCTGCGGCTTGCTCATTTCCTATCATTTCTCCATTTCCATATATGAGCCATTCCTGATTGATTTCAGGGAACTTTTCACAGAAGGCTCTAAGAAAGCTATCATTGAAGAAAGGACTTCTTCCATGATATGCTCCTGATACGTTTTCCCTTGTCCTTCCGAGCTTGTTTGCGAGATCGGTTTTAGAATGATAAGCTCCAGAACTATATAAATAGTCGTATGCTTGCTGAAATCGTTCTATTTTATCCATTTTTATACGTTATAGTGTTAAGAAATCTTAAACTTTTCACGCTTTTTATCCACTTTCGGATAAATAACCCTATATTTGCATACGAAAAACGTATAAAAACGTATTCGGGCATAAAAATAGCCGTCGAACTCGGTGGAGTTCGTTGCAAAGGTAAGGAATTGCAAATATACGGCTATTTGCTCGAAAACGCATAAACAATAATAAAAGTTTAATAATTATTAACGAAATGACACTCGACAAAGAGACACGGAGAGAGCTGGCTGATCTTGTAGGTTCTGCCATAGCATCTGCAAAACAGGCACAGAATGAAAGGTATGTCACTGGCAAGCGGCTTTGTGAAATGTTCCAGATGTTTACACCATCACGCTTGAAGAGTTGGGGAGAAACGCTTCCAAGGATTCGCGCGACGTACGTCAGCGAGGACGGGAAATCGGAGCAAAGCGGATGGGCATACAACGTGGCGGCTATTCAGAAGATGATAGATAGGAATGAGCTGGTGTTAGTGATGAAGCCAAAAGACGAGTGCGTTTACAAGCCCAGCAAAAAGAGATAGGCTTAATGGGCTTAATGGGCGAGATGTGAGATTAACAATTAAAAATTAACAATTAAAAATTAAATATAGAGTATTATGAAAAATGAAGTTTTGAAGAACTGGCTGAGGTTAGCGGTCATCTTCGTATGTGTGATTGTTGCATTGGTGTTGCTTATGGCTGAGCCGAATGGTCCGTACTCAGGTTTGTCATGGTTTGGTATGCTTATAGCAACGAAACTCGGTGCAGTGGCTTGCGGGTTTATCGCTTACATGGAAGTGGAAAAATTGACGAGTGAAATAAAAAAATAAACAAAATGAAGTACGAAGGAAGAATATCACGCCTTCTTGAAGTCAGGGAAGGCACAAGTATGAGAACCGGTCAGCCTTGGAAGGCTTTGCCATTCATCTTTGAGTTTTTCGAGCAAGAGGAGGATAGATTTGCCAGCTTTGTGAAGCTCGAGACCTTTGACACGAAGGTGATGCAACAGATAGCTCCGTTCATTGCAAAGGACGAGAACGGAAAGGCCATTATAAAGGATGGCAGCATGGAGCTTTTGCAGAATGTGAACGTGCGGTGCGATTTCCGCCTGAACATAAACATCTTCAATGGAAAGATTTATAATGAGGTATTGCTGCGAGATATTGAAGTGCTGACGAAGGCAGAAGAAAAACCTAACGAGGAACCGACATCAGCGGCAATAAAAGACAACAGCTTTGCAGAATTAGAACTTGCTGACGATTTACCATTTTAGCGCAGTGGCGCACCCTGATTCCTCGACAAAGACGCAAAAGGGAAAGGCGTAGGGCACAGGAATGTAAGCAGCAACACCGGAACCTGCCAGGGGACTAACAGATAGCATGTCGTAAAGGCCTGCCGAAAGGCAAACGTTAATGAATAGAGATTGGCTGACTCTGCTGCTCACTGCTATCACACGGATGTTTGACTTTTTGAGAACAAAACGCATGACACGCGAAAGTAACTCGTAGTGCCGAAAGGCTGAGACCGAGCGAAGGGCGCGTGTGTAATACTTTAACAGCATGGCTTATGGCGATGCTGTAAAAATGAAAAAATGAAATAATAAAAAAATGAAATGGAAGCCGTGTAGCTCAGATGGACGAGCAAGACAGTAACCAATCTGTCGAGGACGGTGGTTCGAGTCCGCCCACGGCTACAAAGAGAAGTGTTTTTCATACAATATGTATTAATTAGTTTGTAAATAGGTGGCGGTTTTTCTCGCTGCGAAGCGTTCGCCATTGTTGCATAAAATGATTAAAGTTTTGTTATTGCAGCAGCCCGTCGTGAGATGCGCTGCTTTTCTATTGAATTATGATACGAATCAAAACGAATAATAACATCGTCGATATTAACATGACTGAGGCGGAGTTTGACGACCAGATGATGCGTGCTTCGGCTGTTATGAAGACGATGACGGGCATAGGTAACAACTCGGCTTGGGCGGCTTGCCTTGAAGCTCTCGACCATATCAAGCAGCACCCTCGCTATAAGCACGAGGTGAAGCGGGCATTTAATGCCGTCACGGATGAGTTCAAAGCCTACGAGCGAAACTTGCTACAAGCAAGCAGAAATAGACTCTTTCACGTTGCCGACATGATACCTGAGAGCCGCAAGCGTTACGGTGACATCACCGACCGCGAGTATTTCGACTATTGGGCTGCAAGCGGAGCCACCGTCTATGCTAACAAGCGCGAGTGGTTTATCAATCTTTGGAACAAGTTCCGGCTGTACTTCATCAATCACAAGGTGGCGCATCCAGACATCGCAGCGTGGGCAGTGGCGGCTGATATGGCTTTGAAGTTGTCGCTCACCATCTACGAGGAAAGTTGCAAGACGGTCAGCGAGAAGGTGCCGATTGCTTTGATAAAGGTCGTATATGCTCAGTTGAGCCTGGAGCGCGTGAGCAAGGCGTGGGGCAAAGCGACTGCACTATTGGAACCCGCCACGCAGTTGAACGATTACACGGAACTTGAGCAGAAGAACATACAACATGGACTTGACCAGCTTGAGGAACAGTGGACCGATACAAATAACATTGTCGGTGCTTTGAGTGATACTTCAGAGGCTTTCGACGAGATATTCAGAACTAAAGGCGAGCAGAAGAAAGCACTCAGGATGATTGCATCGCTTGCCGAATAGATATAAAAGGAACTATGACAGAAGAAGAGCAAAACAAACTACCTGCTATTGGAGAGGGTGAGCAGGTGCCGACATTTCTTGCGGGTGATAAGTGGTACGGCGTGGATGTGAGTCCGTACCGTTTGGACTTCGCAAAGCAATATGAAGCACCAAAATACACGCTTTCGTGGAACGGTATAGGCTTTGCACCGTTAGGAGGCATACACGCCGTCACGGGGCAAGCAGGACACGGTAAGACAATGACGCTGGCACAATTCATCGCTGCCATACTTTGTGGCGAGTTCGGGAACCTCAGATATGAATTAGAGGAAACGATACCAGAGCCGCGCGTGCTTTACATAGACACGGAGATGGAAGAAGCCAACACCATAGCGATGAAGAACCGCGTGCTGACGATGTGCGGAAGGCAAATCGACCAGAACTATGAGGACTTCATCATCCTAATGCTTCGTGAAGCACAAGCCGACGACGAGAAGACATCCGCAGCCTTGCAACGCTGGCGACTGACATTGAAATCCCTGCACGAATATCATCCGACCGTTTGCTTCATTGACGGCTTGCTTGACGTGGTGAACGACTTCAACTCGAACACCGAGTGCGCGGAAACCATCTACAAGTGTATGCAAGCAGCCACGCACTACGGCATCAGTCTTTGGTGCCTCGTTCACCAAAACCCAGGAGGCGACAAGCTGGTTGGGCACTTGGGCAGCATACTTGAAAGAAAGGTGACGGACATCTTCAGGACATCGAAGGAAAAGAACGTGACAACAGGCCTTGCCACATTCACGGTGACACAACTAAAAGCGAGAGGCAGAGACGTACCAGATTGGAAGTTTCAAATACTGCCCGTTGAAGGTTGGGGACGACCAGAGCAACTTAATACGCCACCGACAGAAAATGACACGCCTGAAAACATAAAGGCATGGCTGAGTGCTGGACGTGACGACATCGAATGGCCTGCAAGCAAGGAGCAAATTAAAACAATCTTCAAGAATCGTGGCGGAGTCAAGAACAAACCAGCGCAAGACGATAATATGAAGGTAGCACTTAACCGAAACTTTGTAATTGTGCAACCACCTGACACGATGAAGAAAGGACAAACACACCCGAAATTTATACTTAATCCTTCTGAGTTCCCAAAGAATGATGACCTACCTTTCGAGCCACCAACAGCAGAGCAGACAGAACTTGACTTCTGAGAGTAACTTCCCCAACTTCCCCATATATCCCCTTATAGGGATATATGGAGGGTAACTTCCCCAACTGCTTCCGCAGCAACAACCCCACTGCCCTGCGCTGAGATATGGGCGCGGGCAGAGAGGGGTGGTTACAGCGTCGCAGGTTCTCGCGCGCATGCGCGCATTTTTACAGCCAATGCTATGCCGTTGAATTGGGCGGCGCGTGGCGAAATGTAAAGAAAAACGCACAGACAATAAAAAACCGTCAGCAAACAATCAAAATATTGTCACGTGACAATTTCGGAATTGTCAGCAAACAATTTCAAGATTGTCTATAGACAATTAAAAACTGGCTGCTATAGGCAAAGGAAATAACCACCCGAAAATGTAAAGAAAATGGCTAAAATCGAAGACATAACCATTCGACGAGTGATTGACTCGGCACGGATTGAAGACGTGGTAGGCAAGTTCGTCAAGCTCCGCAAGGTTGGCAACAATCGGCTGACGGGACTTTGCCCTTTCCACGACGACCACGACGACGGGAACTTCATTGTACGACCTTCCACGCTTTCATACGGAGCTGCTGGCAGGAACGGCTATAAATGCTTTTCTTGTATGGCCAGCGGTGACAGCGTGAAGTTCTTGATGGAGCATGAAGGGCTGTCGTTCCTCGACGCTATCCGATGGCTCGGGAAAGAATTCGGCATACCAGTAGATGACATCCCCGTTAACTACACGCCGCCACCATTGCCACCGCCTCCGCCACCGCTGCCGTTGCTCATCATTCCAATCGACATAGTTTTGCGAGTGCGCGACCTTGAAGATGATACCTTCGTCAAGTGGCTGTACTCTCTGCCTTGGGGCGACTATCAGCACGACAACATCCGCAGAGTGTTGGACGATTACCTCGTCGGGCACGGAAAGGAAGGACATACAATCTTCTGGCAGATTGACGACAAGCAGCGCGTCAGGACTGGCAAGATGATGAAGTACAAGGCTGACGGTCATCGGATGAAGAAAGGCGAAGGCAAGCACGTTCAAGACTGGATTCACGCCTCGCTTTTCAGAGACGAAAGGTTCCCGCAATATGATATGGACAAGCAGCGGATGGAGCAGTGCCTCTTCGGTCAGCACCTCTTGAATGCTTGGCCGAATGCGACAGTCAACATCGTGGAAAGCGAGAAGACGGCACTAATTATGGACATCGCCTACTTCAACCGTTACGAGCACTTATGGATGGCGTGCGGAGGCTTGTCGAATATCAGCCGCGAAAAGCTACAGCCGCTTATGGACTTGGGCAGGCGCATTCAGCTGTTCCCTGACCGCGATGGCATCAAGGCGTGGAAGGAGAAAGCAACGGAATTGAATTATGATAAATTAGGTTTCAACACTGACCTCATTGATAACTACTGGAAGCCCGAAGACGGTGAGAAAGCAGATGTGGCAGATGTGGTGTTGAGACTGCTGAGAGAAAATAATAATTAAAAACAAGGAACTATGAAACCATTTCCAGGAACACTAAAGAGAAAAGAGCAAGGTTTTGTTCTTACAAAGCCTCAAATAAAATGGCTAAGTGATGTATATCCAACGAATACCAATAAAGATATATGCAAGGTAATTGGCATTAATAGAGGAACTCTTCCATATATAATCAAAAGGCAATGCTTACATCTTGCAAAAGACAGAGATTGGTTGGTATATGAACGTTGCAAGCAAATGCACAAAGTACCGATTGGTTGTGGGAAGGAACATGACATAAGCATTCAAAAGTTCAGCACAATCACTATTGCAACAAAGCTCAGTAAAGAAGACTACATGATTTTGCGAGAAGCTGCTAAAAAGTCAAAGAAAACAAAATACGAGTTTATTCAGGATGCAATAAGAAAATACATCAAAGAAAACGCTTGAGGCCGTGACAAGCCCAGACGGTAGGTACGGAAAGCAAGTAAATGGAGCAACTTGCAAAGATGGAATAAGGAGAATGGTTCAAAGAGCCTCGCATAGCACTCAGTTCTCCGAAAGGCTTAGGTGAGCGCGGGTTCGATTCCCGCCCGTACCTCGACTAAATAAAAAGTGAAAAATGGAAATATCAGAAGAGGCGAAAGCAAAGCTGAGAGAATTATTGAAGTACAAAATTATAATACCAAGAAAGAAGGATGACAAAGAAAGATGAAGGCAACTTTGTGAGTGTTGCCGGAAAGATAAGCACCTGGAGCTATGGTCGCATCATGCGGATACTGAAAAGCAAAGGACTCAACATTTACCAAATGATACAGAACTTTTGCGACACCATAATCCGCTATATGGATGACAGACATAACCGAACGCCGGAAGTCGAGAAAGCAATGAATATGTTCGAGCAAATGATTGGATGGGAGAACAACTTCAACCTTTGCGACCCCAACACAAAACCAGAAATAAGCGAGGCAACATACTACCTGAGCGACTTCTCAAAAGATGGAAAGAAAGGCGTGCGGGTTGTTCACGTCGAGCGTCCGCTTATGGACAAATGGGTACAGACTTTCAACGTGCAACAGATATTGGAGAAGTTCATGTGCCTGACGTTCCCGAAACTTTACATGCGGCTTCGTGCCGTCGCTGTTGCTCGCGAGTGTCTGAGCATTCTTGAATTGCTTCTTGACATCATCGGAGAACTTGAGCGCGAGGAAGACAAGAAGGAACTTTTGCGACCATTCGAGGATGCTGACCGTTCGGAGAATGGAAAGCCGCTCGAATACGGACAGCGGACACGGCAGACAAAGAACAGGGACAAAGACTACATGGAATTTAATTTTAATGAATACGATAATGGAACAGAACGAACAGATGAACGAACAGCCGAGAAAGAAGAGTAGGATGGAGTTGCAAGAGCTGGCACTTGTTGGACTTGTTAAAGCAAAGGTCGCAAGGCTTCGCCACGTCAATCTATATCTCAACTCCGGCAAGGGAAAAGTCGAGGTTAAGCCATTCCAATTTTACAAGATTGACTGTCCAGATCCAAACCTCAGACGTGATGGCTCGATATGGCCGTCACCTCCAGGCGTGATAACACTAAAACAAATGCGCGAGGAACAGACTCGCCTAATCCCACAAGAGCAAATACATTAAACAACAGGAACTATGGAAAAAGTAATTAGCGCAAGCGGTTTTGAGATTAACAAATGCTGTGCAAGTTGTACGAATAAACAGTACAGCAAAAAGCAGCGAAGCGATGAAGTTGTAAGAAAGTGCGCACTGACAGGAGAAGAAGTCTCAGAACGCAACTATTGCGACGAGTTCCATGTACGTCCAGGACTGTTGAATTTATGAGTAGAGACCCAAGGTATCAGAAGCTGCTAAACTCAAAGCGGTGGGCAGAGACAAAGCGGTTGGTGTGGCAGAGAGCGAATGGATTGTGTGAACGGTGCAAGCGCGAAGGAATTGCCGCTGGCATTTTGCCTGACGGTTACATCACGCCTGGCGTTGACTGCCATCACATTGTGCCCGTTGAACGCGCCAAGACACTCGAAGATATGGAACGACTATGCTTCGACTGGCAGCACAATATCGAACTACTTTGTGTGCCTTGTCATATAAAGACGCACACCGAAATGGGTCAGAACACGAAAGAAAACCGAAAGCAGCGACGCGAAGACCGCTTCAAACGTTGGATTGAGCACCTTCAGCACATGAACGAAGACCACGGCGCACAAAACCCTGCGGCACCCATTTAATTTCGGGTTCTTTTTTTTTCCGAAAT